GTACTATTGATGCAGACGATCTTACTGAACGTCTCATTAATAAGGGATGGGATGCTAATTTCATCGCTTCCACTGGCTTAATCAAGACACGTTATCAAACTTATTTTGGTCTTGATAAAGTTACCTTTGCAATTAAAGATCATTGCAAGCGTACAATCGGTTTCATTTGTAGAGACCTCAACTATGCTGACACTGGTTTAGCCAAGTATGTAAACACTCAAGAGACTGCGATCTACAAGAAGAATCAAGCATTACTCGGTATTGACGTAGCTTACAGGGACGCTAAGAAGTTTGGCTTATTCGTAGTCGAAGGTCCTGGCGACCTCATGCAGCTGTACAGGCTTGGTATCAAGAATGCAGTTGCTGTTTGTGGCACTGCATTTACCGAGTCCCACCTGTTGTATCTAAAGACTCTTGGTATCAGAAAGATCTTTCTGAACTTTGACTGGGATCAGGCAGGTTATGCTGCTACCCAAAGAGTCTTAGAGAATATTCTTAAGGTTACTTCAGGTATAGCAACTTATGTCATTGAAGCGCCTTCAGAAAACTACAAAGATACTGATGAATACCTCTGCGATAAGGATGACCCTGCTGCTTATTTAGACTTGGAGCGTATCTCTGCGTTTGAATGGCAGCTTAATAGTTTTTCTGACTCTGATACTCCAGATACTATTTGCCAAAAGATGATTCCAATCATCGCTGCGGAGCCCTCCAATATTAAGCGTGAGGTCTTAATTAGACACCTAGCTCAGTATACTACGCTTTCTACTAATGCTATCTCTGCTGACGTTAACAGTATTATTAACAATAAGTTTTCTGAGCGCATCAACAAGATCAAGGCTACTACAGAGTCTTACTTGCGTTCCGTAGAGCAGGATCCCGAAAACGTGAGAGCCCATATGGCTACTCACGAGCAGAATCTTGAGCTTATTGAGAAAGAGTACAAATCTGATAGCATTGGTATTAACTATCAACTCGGCAGATTTAACGCTATTCAAGACCTTAGGGCTAGTGCTAGCGAAGATGAGTTTGCTACCTCATTTAAGATGGACTACTTTAAGCAGTTTGCTCACGAGATGAGTGGTGGTATGTCTTGGGTTTCTGGCGCACTTATGTATGTGGGCGGTCGTGCAAACTCAGGTAAAACTGCTACTTGCCTTATGATTGCTACCGACATTGCTCTTTCAGATGAAGATGCCGTTGTGCTTATTCACAGTACGGACGACTCTTATGAGCAAATCGAGCCGCGCATCAAGACTAATATCTCTGCTATGGCTTATGATGACCTACCTACTTTGACTATTGGTATGGTAGTTCAACCAGTAATCAACCTTAAAGACGCTGACAAGTCTTACGTTCAGTCTTTTGATAGAGCTAACTCTATCTTTAAGGAGCTTCTTGAGCAAGAGCGTATGGTTATCATTGACAGTGAGGATGGTGCCTCACTGTCAACTCTTGAGCGTAATGTTAAGTACTATCGCACTCGCTATCCTAATCGTAAGATCTTGATGGTTTGCGACAATACTCACAACTATTTGGACTTTATGAATCTCGAGCAGTCATCTCGCATGACGATGATTTCTAATCAGCAAAAGAATCTTACTGTCAAGTACCATGCATGTATGATTGCTACTGCAGAGTATCGCAAGAATATGCCTATGGATACTAGTAAGTTTAAGTTGCCTGTTGACGATGATCTTGCAGATGCACGCGCTCTTATGTATCGTCCTAATGTTATCTGGCACGTATACAATGACATGCACGACCGCAAAGAGCATGCAGAGATTTTCTGGCAGGACGAAAATAATCAAATCCGTCCTCGCCTTCTACTTCACTTTACGAAGAACAAGATCTCGGGATTCAAGGACAAGCTTGTACTCGATCTTGATCCTTCAAGTGTATCTTTGCGTCCAGTAGATCCATTGAGCGCTCTTGAGCAAGCCAATGAGTATAAGCAGCTCAAGAATGATGGCTACATTATGTCTGACGGTACAGAAGTTACTTATGTTAATGCAGAGGATTATGGAGGTTAATAATGCTTAATAACAAAACTATTGGTTTAAAGGTGCCTGAACTTAAAGCTTTTTATTATATAGAAGCTGGTGATAACTGGGTCGGCAACACTGTTGACAGAATCAAAAAGACTTTGATTCAAAGAAATTTAATCAAAGCTAGTTTGAACGGCTCAATCACTAACTATACTATATGCTCTTATGCTAAGTTTAAGCAGGAGGGATTACCCTACGAGGTAATCCCTATATTCCTGTCGAAACATGTAGAGGAGTTATATAAAGCTAATGAGTCTAATAAAGAAACTTCCGGAATATTTAAGTCCTGACAACCTCAAGATCGCTCTTTATGCAATTACAGTTATTGCAGCTGCTTGGAACTCTTATAATCTTTATAAAGAGAACGCCCTTCATGTAACTCAAAAGCGTCAACTTAAAGGGCTTTTAACCAAAGTAGAGCATGAGCTTCAGCAACAAAAAGCTAAGTTTGGTGTAGCAAAAGCGGAGCTTCTTAACAAGAACTCCACTTTAAAAACTCAGGCAGCCAAATATAAAACTGAGCTTGATGATACTGACCAAAAATTTCAAGCTTTTGTTGAGGAGCATAACCTGCAGCTTCAAGAGTTTAGGCACGACATTCACGTCTTAAATCAAACTATAAGAGCGCTCAAAAGTAATCCACCTAAGACCGAAGTCATTATTGAAGACGGCAGTTGTGAAGAGAACACCAAGGTTGCTTACTCTTTTACAGACCGCTATAAGCGGTTGAACTTTACAACTCCAAACTGTCTTGTACCTGGTGGTGAGCAATACACTTTAAACCAAGTATTTTCTATCTACGGCGAAGTTTATAGACAAGCTAATGGGTTATTAAAGGTCAGTGCTTTAAAGCTCCGTGAGCTCGATCCTCGTAACAATTCTAAAGTATTAGCTGTAGCTTCTTTGATTAAGTCTGACTTTAAATATTTAGCAGAGCCTATATCAGTCCAACATAAGTATGATTCATTCTCTTTTGGATTGGCTGTAGATAGGCGTCTTAAACTTAATATAAGTGCTAATTACACTCTTTATAATTACAAAAACTTATACCTCAATGCTGGAGCTGTAGTAACCAACGATTTAGATTTGCATCCACAAATGGCGGTTGTCTACAGGCCTACTTTTCTTAGTAAGCCTGTAAATATTGGTGCTCATCTAGGTGCTGGTTATAGCTTTCAAAACTCTGCAACTTATTCTTTAGGGCTTTCATTTTTCGTATGGTAACACCCATTTTTAACGAGTCAGAATTAAAAACGATTCTGGTTTGTCCCAAACTGTATTCTCTTGATGGATCTATTAATAACTACGATCCTAGTCAGCAATTCATACGTTACGCATTGCAGCTTTTCTTTTTGAAGATGATAAAAAATCATCTTTCAGCATCGCTAGACAGCGACATCAATGCTTGCGTTAACAAAGCGTATAATGCTTACTATGGCGACTCTGCTCAAGAGCCCAATTTTATAGTAGATATAAAAACTTATGCTTTTGCTTTCATAAATAGTTTTATAGCTTTATTCAATACAACTGACTATCAAATAGTTTCTAAACAAACACAGCCATTACTAGCTTATGAAGATTTTAGTTTAAAGATAAACTTTGACGCTATCTTTAAACAAGCAAACCGCACGGGCTTTATACATGCTGTTTGTTTTTACCCATTCATAGATAAGCATGTTTTACGCAACGATTTTGTTTTAAACCTCAAGCTCGAATATTTAAAACAATTTGCAAGCTTTTCTATTCCTAAAGAAAAGCATGAAGAAGTAACTATTCATTTGTTAGCCGTACCCAAGTTCAACAAATACAAAACTAAAAGATCTACGTACAGTTTTGTTCATAAGAAGCTTACATATGCTGATTATAAAAGAATAGACCTCTCTCCTTATTTTGACAAAGCTATAGATAGCTTATCTAATCCTATAGCTCCACCTTTTTGCCCAAACACTAAGTGTTTGAAACGAGATTTCTGCAATGTCTAATTATGGTGATTTTAAATTAGCATCAAGAGTGCGTATCAATTTACCCGAAGACAAGTTTATGAACGGTCCATGGGTTCACCTTGCAACAATAATGCGCGGTTTAAAAGAGTACGTAGTTTTACTCAAGAATGACGGTTCCTCTAAGATTTACCTTGAGGAGATAACTGCTACTGGTCGATTCCAACAAATCGAAGATGAAGATCTTTGGAGAGATCTTCTCGCTTATGTTACTTCAAAAGGTATTACCGCTGAGGTGTCTGGATCGGAAATTGTAATTGCTAGATAAAAGAAGCAAGTGGAAGACTCAGTATTACGAAATTGAGTCTGCTTCTAAGTTTCATCTAGCTATAAGAGAAATATTTATTACTGACCCCTTTTTTAAAAACCTTAAGTGTTTTCAAGAAGTTGCAGTAAGTTCTCTTGTAGATACTTATCCTAATCGCTTTGATGCAGTTGACTGGTATGTTGATGAGCTCAATCTCATCATAGAGTTACATGGTGTACAGCATTACAAAATGCAATCTTTTGGCTCTAAGGACTCTTACGCCAATCAAGTCAAAGCTTTTAATAATATCAAGTATAGAGATAATAGGAAGAAGCATGCTTTAATATCTGCAGGGTTTCTTTTCTTAGAGATTAGTTACAAAGACTCTAAAAAGTTAACCGCAGAATATTTAAAAGAAAGAATCCAGGCTTTATATGAGTAATTTGAAGAATCAAATCATAAGTACGCTGCTCCAAGATGTAGATGATGTTGATACTTGGGCTATTAACGAGCCCAAGTATTTCGGACCTACTACAAGAACAATAGCATTGCATGGCGAAGTAGATAACGCTTCTGCATATGTTGTTATATCTCAACTTGAGCATCTTGCTCATCTTGCTGACGATGAGCCGATTACCCTTCACCTTAATAC